ATGCGCAAAATCTTACTACCATTTTATGAAATTCCTACCATGGCAAAAATCATCAAACAGCTAACCATTGCACAGGTAAACAACGCCAAAGCGGCAGAAAAGATCTATTATTTATTTGATGGGGAAGGGCTGAAACTTGTCGTTAAGCCCAACGGGGTGAAAACGTGGGTGTTTAATTATAAACGCCCCTACACATTAAAACGCACAGAAAAAACCATCGGCACTTTCCCTGCAGTATCGCTTAAAGATGCCCGCCAAAAAGCACTCGAATTTCGCCAACTATTAGCCAACAAGATTGACCCGCACGAATTTGAGCGTAAACAAGCCGTAGATGCACTAAAAGAACAACAAAGCACATTTGCCCATGTTGCAAATGAATGGTTGCTCTATCGTGCTAAAATCGGCAAAGAACAAGGCAATTACACAGAAAAGACAAGGATTGACACAGAAAGACGTGTAAATACCGCCATTGATTTAATTGGTGACGTACCTTTCAAAGAATTGACATTAAAACACGGCTTATCCGTGATTGAACCTTATCGCCAATCAGGTGCAACGGCTGAATTGAAAAAGCGTTATTTGGTTTTAAAGTCAATCGCAGAATATGCCGAACGCTTTGAATATTGGGAAAACAACAAATGGAAATATCTTGGCGATGATCTCCCTGCAGTGAATAAAAATAAACATCACCCGTCAATCCATTACAAATCCTTACCGGAATTTATGATTAGCCTTGCACGGGCCAACATATCCCAAACAGTGCGACTTGCAATTTTGTGGGGATTGCTCAACGCCACAAGGGCTAGCGAAACCGTCAGTGCAAAATATTCTGACATCATCGAACACGAACATTTGCCGAATGGTAAAGTGTGGCAAGTAGAAATTTCAAAAGGGGGGAAAGGGGAGCGTCTGCACCTTGTGCCACTAAGTAAACAGGCAGAAACCTTGCTTTCATACATCAAGCAACACGCAAACAAGGAATATTTATTCCCGTCCACTTTGTCAAAGGCGAGAAATGAAAAGCATATAAACAGCCAAACGCCGAATGAAGTGATTAAAACAATGGACGGCGGCAAATATAAAGGCACCATGACAAATCACGGCATACGGTCGTTATTCAGTAGTTATTGCAATGATAATCGACTAGAACTCGGATTAGATAAAGAAGTCATCGAAATTTGCCTAAGCCATTTGAATTCCGATGAAATACGAAACGCCTATAATCGGGCGGAATATTTGCCTTACCGATTAAAGACGTTTCAAGAATGGGCCAACTATGTTGAAAAATGTGCAAATGGTTTATTCAAAGAAATTATTGCCTACAAGTCTTAATGTATTCGTTTAAGTCGCTTTCCGCAATCTTGCGGGAGCGACCGAATTTATAAGACTTTAACTTCCCGCTAGAAATCCAACGTTTCACCGTTGCTTCTGAACAAATGCCCGTTTGCACGATCTCTTTTATTGAAAAATAACGTTCCATTATAAATCCCACTCTTTCACAAACACGCCGTCAATCATACGCCCTTTACGGTCTTTGATTTCATCCCATGCCGCTTGCACGCAACTTTCAAAATCAACATCAAGTAGAAATGAAACATCCATTAAATGACGGACAACTCCACAAATTATCTCTAATTTTACCTGCGCTGATAAATCGGATTTTGGTATAAGAGCGGCATCTCTAGCCACTCTAGCAAGGATTAAGCTTACATCTACATTTTTATTTAATGAGACATGATGAATAAAAAGATTAGTTCCAAATTGACACTTAAGGATAACGGCAACCACAAAACAATCCCCAATACTATCCTTAATTACATCAGGTTTATTTTTTGCTACGCCACAGCATAGCTCACCAAATTTTTCCATTAATTTAATGAATTGTTTCTGCGGTGTAGAACCCTCAATCAAATTGCGATCTTCTGCCCAATTTTCGATGTTTTTAATAAGTTGTTGTAAACCTGCCATTTTTCTTTCCTTTCAATCTCTACGTTTAATCACATTAGGTACTTCCACAATTAGGACTCGCTCAGGTGGAATTTTTAAATATTTTCTGTAATGGTCTGCGATTTCTTCTGCTTCGCTATAAGTCACGGTTGTTCGACTTTCTCTCCCAACTTGCCATTCTCTAGCAAATTCACACTCCAGCACCACGTATCGCTTACTATCAATTAACTGAATATTGGTCATGGTATTTTCCTTAATCCTGCGGAATATTTTCGATCTTTACCCATTTAGGTTCATTACTAAGAGAACCAACAGCGTTTAACCATCTACGCCATAATGTTCCGTCATTGCACAGCGCAAAAATTGTTTCTGATTGTTGTAAATCATCGCAGTTTTTGTCATAAGTCATAGCTTCAGACACAGCAATTTGAATAATTTTTCTCCCGTATTTCATTGAAACAGGTTTTGTTGTTGGTTTTATTGTTTTTTCTTCCATAATTCACCTACATTTTCCCCAATCTTTCCCAAAATCCAGTCACTTTCTGACTAAATTTTTTTCACAGAAAAGAGCGGTATTTTTTCTTCTTTAATGAAAACGTTGTCGTTTTCATAACAAATCCACTGAAAGTCATTAATCCGTAACCGTTTATGTTTGATTAATAGATCAATTTGTGAACGATTAATCATAAAACCGACAGGTAAAAGTGCATTTTTTACCTTTTGTTCAATTTTTGAACGGTTACAGTTATTGACACAAGTCCAAGCGTCGCTACGCTCCTTGTTTGTTTCGGTGGTCTCCGCATTGGCATCAGTTGCAACATCTGCCACTGTGCCTTTTTTGATAACCCAATTTTTAAGTTTGGTTCTTACGCTTGCTAAACTGAAACGATTTTTCACCCCCACAATTTTCTTTCTTGTTTCGCCGTATTGATTAGGCTCTCTTTCTTCATATTCCACGCACAACGGCTGATCTTCACGTTTAGCCATTGCGCCCCCTTGTAAATCTAAATAACTGGCAAAACAAGCCACATCACAAACTGCTTGTGCGTCTGCGATGGTCTTATCATCGACATCATCTAACTGCCATTTCTCTAATTTGCGTAATTCACGCCACACAGAAATTGGCGGATTGCCGTAAAACTGGAATTGACGAATTCCCCAAAGGCTCGCCCACGCACGCACACGTTGCACGTTTTCGTCTAGTTTTAATCCTTCCACTTCGTCCGATGTTTCGTCTTTTTGATTGCCCGCATAAATATTTTTGGCAATGTATTTCGCAATATAAGAAACGGCAGAACCTTTTGCAGGGTCAATTTCATCTACTCTGCAACGGTGTTTTTTCGCCCCGAATTCATCGCCGTCTAACTCTAAGGCTTTTGATTTAAATAAACGGATCACTTCTTCTTTATCTTCCGCTTTCACATACACAAGCAAGTGCCAGTGCGGTGTGGCGTCATGGTGTGGCTCAACGCCACGCATACCAAAAAAGCCGATGCCACGTTTAGCAAACAATGCACGCAACTGCGCCCAATTCTTGCTTAAATAAGCGTGGGTTGTGCGTGGGTCTGCACCTTTCCATTTTTTGTTATTTGTGCCGTTATTGTGTGTCGCATGGAACGATGAAGGGGCGGTCATGGTTAAGAACAATGACACATAGCCTTTTTCCGTTGCCCATTCATCCACGCCACGCAAGCGGTTCATCATCTCGTTAAAACGGATTGCAGGATTACTGGAAGATTTTTGCCACATTGCCATCAATTCCACCTGTTCGGATGGATCGTCAATGTTTTCAATAATCATCTGTTTCAAATACTCAAGATTGGCTTTTTGTTGATTGCGGTAATCGCTCAATGCACCTGTTGAAATGTAAGGGCTAACTTTTGCCGATACTTCACCACAACCAATCGCCAAATGCTCAATAAGGCGTTTTTGCGTGCTGCGTAATGTGCGGAACCAGTATTTTTCGCATACCACACGCAACAATTCGCCTTCTTGTTGTTGCACAGAAAGACGTTTCCCTTCTTCTAGGCGGTGTTGGCTTTTAAGTGGAAAGCCAATGTTCTTGCAAACATCAGCACAAAGGCGGTGCAGATCACTGCTTAAACGTGAAAAATCGACCGCACTTAATAGCCCAACGGCTTTTTGATTGGCACAATCTTCCACGAAATCGCTTTGCAATCCGTTGAAGTGCAAGGCGAGTTTGTAGGCGATTTCTTTTAATTGGCGTTCGCCTAATAGATAAAAATGCAAGCCTTGACTATCCACAGGCTTTTGCATGGACAAGTTGGCTGAATAGTGTTTGCGTTCAAGCAACCACGAAATAGAAATTTGATATTGTTCAAAAACGGCTTCCAAACGATTTGTCAACACATCACGCAATGTTGTGTTAGCAATGCGGGCTTGTTTATTGCCTAAATTAAAACTAATTGACCCATCATCTTTCACACTGCGATAAGCACGCAACCACACATTGCGGAAGTGTTCGCGTTGGCGTTTGCGTGGCAAATCGGAAAGCAGTTTTTCAACATAATCAAAATGATTAGGCGCAACCGCAAACAACTCCATTTGTGCGGCTGTTGCTTGTGGCAAGTCTAAAGTGCGGCTAGTTTTAACCGCACTTTCCATTCTTGCCAAACGAGCTTCTTCCATCGCCAAATCACGTTTGGCGATATTATTGTCTCGTTGTTGCTCCCAGTTCATCATTTTATTTCTATGCTCTTTGTAAGTTGGCTAAATATTCATTGTGTTGATCAAAGTAATCTTTAATGGCTTGATTGGTTGAGTTGATCGCACTTTCCATTTCAGTGAGTGAAAGCACTTCATATTGTGCTAAGGCAAAGTGGCGTACTTCATTCACTGCACCAATAATCGTGTTATGTAATCGCCCAATCACTCTTGCTTTTTGTTTTCGCCAACTGTCACTATCTGCCACGATTTCTAATACTTGAAAGCGGTCACCAATCTTGGTGATTTGCAATTCCGCACCGCAATCTAAATTGATGTAAATATCGGTACTCATTTTGTTTTCTCCTTAAAAGTGCTTGCTTATCCAATTCGCCAACCAACACAAGGCGGCATCTAATAAGGCGGCGGCCATAAAACAGCCCAACATCACCACCGCTAATCCAATGAAAAAATCACTCATATCCTTTCTCCCAAAATTTCTTGAAATCTAACTGTCTGCTTTTTCTTACCTTGATTGCGCCTGTATCAATGGCGGCTTTAAAACAATGATCTGCACGTGCAAAGCACCAATCTTCATCCAGTGTACTTGGTGCCAACTGATAGGCTTTCCGCAAAAACTGTGCGGCTTTTAAATATTATTTTTCGCGTTCTGCTTCTGATGCAGTTTCGATTGCCGTTTTAAAGGCGATAAATTTTGTTCTCATGCTGTTTTTCTCCGTGGATTGGCTTGCCATTGCTCCCAATCGCTGTATTTTTGTAAAAAGATTTGGCGTGCTTTTGTCGCTAAATCACCGTTTTCAATAAATTCATTAAATGCTTGTCTTGCTTGTTCTTCATCGCCTTTGTCTAAGTGATAGATGTAAGCGAATAGTTTTTCCTGTGCCTTATCGAGTTTTTGATAATATTCCTTTGCCACAATGCTCAATGCGCCACGGCTTAAAATCACGGTTGCCATACTTCCCCCTAATTCAATAATGCTTTATCAATCAATGTGAATTCGCGTTCGGTAATGCCTTCCGGAAACGCCCGCGAAATCGACCGCACTTTGCGAAGCGCCTTGGCGATTTTGCGTTGTCCGTTTTCGGTGTAGTGGTGTAGTTTCTCGCCTGAAAATGTGGTGCTAACTAAATCATTGATGTCGAGTTCTGCCATTGCCAATAGGATTTCTCTTTCCCCTTGTGAAAGGTTGCTGAAAGCGTATTCCACGCGATAGCGACTTTTCCCGATCACATGGCGGCAATCGCCCCAACTTCGCACAGGATCAACTGCAATTTGATTTTCTTTGCAGAATTTTTCCGCCGCACTTTCGTTGCCTGAAACGTACATCACACGCCCCCTTGCTTATTTCCCTTGAACCCAACTTAACCAACGACCAAACATCCCTTGCTTGCTCCAACTGGCTTTTTCAAGCAATGCCACACGGTCGTGAAGGCTTTCATTCAATAGCACTTGTTGTTGGTTTAATTCTGCTTGATAATTAACGTGACGGCTGATGATTTGAATTTGCGCTTCCAACTTTTTCACACGTTTTTCTAACTGCCATACATTCACACGGTCTTTGCGTGTTCTGCCGTTGTCGTAGGTGTATTTTTTGTTGCTCATTTTTTGGTTCTCCCTAAATTTTGGTTGCAAAAATCCTGTCGAATGAATTTCTTCAAACGACTGGCTTTAAATTAATGTTTAAAAATTAAGAATTAATCGGTTGGAATTTCGACTTGTCGAGTGTCCGTCTCGTCTAATGGCTTACTGCCTAACATGGCTTGCTGATTGGTTTCAAAGCTTGCTGTTTCAACTTCGACAATTTCACTAATCACTTTAAAACGACACTCACGACAGCCACTGCAATAGCCAAATGTTTGCGTAGTTAGCTTTGATAATCTTTCTGAGGTTCGCACATAGATATTTTCTGAACCGCATTTCGGGCATTTAACATTAACTTTCACTTTCACCACCTTTTGTTATACTGAATTTCCCATCAACCATTAAGGAAAAATTATGAAAGATTAACAAATCAAAGAATTAATTGAAACTAATCAAGTATTGCTTCAGACTGTTCAAGCGCAAACTGAACTTTTAACGTTAACGTATTCATCTCTATTAAACTTGATAATGAATGTGAACAATACGCCTGAAGCTGTCGGGCAATACGTTCCTTTTGTTGATGTAATGCTTTCAATCTATGATCAACATCTTGGCGACAATCAATTACACTCGCCAAAACTTGCTCAATTTGTTGAGCAGAATCGACATTTACTTGTTTCCCTGAAACAAGAGCTTTCTGAAACCATTTAGCCTTTGTTTCAACAGAGGAAAAGCGCGACATTAACGCTATATTTTTTTTGTTTAGTTCATGAATGGCTTGTTCAATTAATACATAATCGACAAGCCATTGTTTTACTTCACACATACACACCACCTTTTCTATTTAACTATTCCGAATCACTGCCCAATCCACATCAGGGCGTAAATCTTCGGCTCTTACTTTGCCTTCTGTTGCTTTGATAATGGCGGGAATATATTTCACATCCATACTCGCACCATTTATCCACCCATTTACAGTAGGCTGACTAACTCCACATACTCTTGCTAAGGCTGATTGATTGCCGCAAATTTCTGTAGCTAGTATTACTTTTTCATTCATTCAAAACCGCCTATAAGTTTTCCTTTAGGTTAATTATAGGAAACCCTTTAATAATTGCAAGAAATATTTTATTGTTTTGTTCAAAGTTTACCTATAACTTATACATAAGGAGAATTTATGTCTGATTTATCAACCCGATTAAAGCAACTGCTTGATGATAGAAACTTATCTATGAATGCTTTTGCAAAGCAGCTTGGCGTATCTCAACCATCAATTAGCGATATAGTGAATGGGCGAACTCGTTCACCTAAAAATATTTTAGAAATTGCAAGTGCACTAGGTGTTAATCCGCATTGGTTAAAAACTGGGAGTGGACCAATTGAACCAACTGCACAAGGAACATCTATTCAGTCTTTAGTGAGCACAGACAGTGATGAACATCGTCGTTTTCGTGTTGATTATCTTGATGTGCAAGCGGCAGCTGGTCATTCAGGGATTGAAAATGCAGACTATCCTGAAGTGATTCAGTCGATTTATTTTTCCAAGGAAGGATTATTAGAAATCGTGGGTAAAAGTACCAATGATGGTATCAGTCTTATTAATGTGCCGACTGATAGTATGGTGCCAACCATCAACAAAGGCGACATTGTTTTTGTCGATACCAAAGTCAATTATTACACTGGCGAGGGCGTGTATTTCTTTTTGCTCAACGGCGGTGCTTACATTAAACGTTTGATGAAATTACCCACTGGGGTTTACCGAGCCATATCCGATAACAGTGTTTATCCTGATTTTGATATATCAGATGAGTTATTTGATACCGCTGTAATTATCGGTAAATTTATTAAAGTGCTACCGATTAATCCGAAGGATTTGTAGGGGAGATACCGCAATGAAAAAACTATTCGCTTTAACATTATGTGCAATGGCCGTTATGGGGTGTGATGACAAATCCACTGAATCATCTCAATCTAACCAACCTAAGCAAACAGAAGTATCCGCTGTTAATACTGAACAAACGACATCTGAAATAAAAGCAGTCATACCAGAGAAATATATTGATGTCCCATTTACTAAAACTGAAAAAGGGCGAGTAATTTATAACAATCCACTTGATGCTTTTGAAAATGGTTCAGATTACAACTCCGAAGATAAGACATTAGTAATCAATGCTAAATCCCCATTAAAGGTAACATTAAAAGAAGATACAGGTGCTGCATTATCTGTTGATGATGTAAAACAATTACTAGAGCATCGTTTTATTCTTGCGGCATATCAGTTTTTTGCTTATACAAATGAAAATGAGATAGAGATAACTTTGGAGCCAGTAAAAGAAGGGAATAAACCTTATGGCAAAGGATATAAAGCTATAAAGGGAAAAATCACTCGAGAACAAGCATTAAAAACTTTACAAACATTTAGTGGAATGAAAGATTTTGATGATTATGTGAGTTTTGACAAAGATTCTGAATGGGTCATTTTAGGTTTTACTCCTTCTAAAAAAGCACAAAAATTCACTTCTAGTGATTATCAGCCACAAATTTTAAAATCACTTTTAACTGGAAAGATTGAGACACCATATAAAATGGTGCCACAACCGCTTAATGTGCAAGCAGACTTAATTTACTCAAAATTAATTGAAATTGGTAAGACGCTGGGTGTTTCTTTTGTGAAGGACAACTCTCATGAACTCAATGACGGCAATACCGAACGAACACTTTCCCTTTCCGATATTTCTGCAATCCATTTGACTGTTACTCCAGATAATAAAATTATTAAAGTAACCGCTCAATTTGCTTTTTCAAATAATCAAGAATATATCTTACAAGCTCTATCAGTTCTTGGCGTATCTGTTCTTGCTACACCTAGTCCTGACAAAACATTCAAAGTTGCAACCGGTATGATTGATAAAATTGGTAAACAAGTAAGTAAGGCAAAAGGCTCGATCAAAGAAACCCAAGAAGTTGATGGTCATAAAGTTGAAATGAACGTACATAAAACCCTAGGTGGCTTGAGTTTCTTTTCAATTGAAAAACTAGAAAAACAACCGGTAATTTTTGAATAAGGAGCATTCAATGAAAAAACTTCTCTTAATTCTAACCGCACTTTCCCTTGCTTTCTCAACAGCAACTTTTGCCAAAAGTAAAAAAGCAGATGCAGAACAGTTTAGTTGTAGTGATGGGAAACGTACTTGTAAGGACATGGATAATTGCGATGATGCTAAATTCCATTTAAGAGAGTGCGGCATGCACAAGCTCGATCGTGACCACGATGGCGTGCCTTGTGAGAGTATTTGTGGGTAAGAGAATAGGACATTGACAATGCGTAAACTAACAAAACAAGAAGAATTACTTATCAGTGAATTTCAACATCATACTTTAAATTTTTATTTATTTTTAGATCGAATTCAGAATTTTGTAAAGCCCATTTATGATGGATGTTATGCTACTGGAAGTCAATACGATTTACAAAGAATCATTAATAACTTAAAACACGAAGATAGAAAGCCATTAATTGATTTTAACGACTTTCTGCGAGAACACTTTATTGAATTCTTTAAAAGCGATGTGATAAAAGAAACTAACTCATTTCTAAGAAATATAGAAACCATAAATCAAGAAGCCAAAAACAATTTTCTTATCTCTGACAAACTATCAGAGATAATAGAAAAGCATTATAGTTATTTTATGGAAAAATTTAAAAAAAACGAGATAAAAACGTTAGATACGTTATATGAAGGTGCTAATTATCTAAACCAAGAAAAATTTAATGAGCTCAAGCAAGACTTTAGGGACTATATAAGTTCAGACATATAAAAATAATGCGGTCAATCGACCGCTTTATTTTTTCTGCTTCTTCACGTCCACTTCTTCATCTTCCACTTTTAATTCGCATTCAATCTGACTGGTAAATCCGCTATCTGAAAGATTGTGCGTCACTCTTGTGATCAGCCAATTTGTTGCATCAATTTCGGCTTTAAAGCCTGAAAGTTCAATCGGCGTTTCTGGCATTAAATCAGGTTCGCCAAAGGCGAGATTAAGGCTAAAGGTTGCCACGCCACGTTTTAGCTTATCAAAAGCAGACTTGGCGGCAGTGATGGCGGTTTTTTCGCTTGCATAGGTGTGTCGCAATGATTTTATTTGAGAGCTGTCACTTGTAATGGGTTCTTGTTGCTCAATTTCGTTGTATTTGCGTTTGCTTAATCGTCTGCCTTTCACTGTGCCGTTTTTCAGCGTTCTGCCTTTTGTCATTCGCTGTTTTTTCACAATCTTGGTGTTTTCATCCACTGTGATTTCGCCCCGCTTGCCGCTGTCCGTATCGTGCCAATATGCACGCACGGCTTTGTAGTTTTCACTTTCAGCAATGGAGAAATTGTAGTTGTCGCCATTCTTGCGGGTAATTTTACGCAGTGGAATATCTTTCCCTGTGGCGGTTTTTGCTTTGCCTAATGGAATAAAGAGCAAGGTGCCATTTTTCACCGTACACATTGCCCCGTGTTCTTCTGCAAGGCGTGTCAGCAAATTTATGTCGCTTTCGTTGGTTTGGTCGATGTGGTCGATTAATCGGTTAGCAAGCTCTTTTGCCACTTGGCTTTTAAGCTTGTTTCCCTGTGCAATTTCGTTGACGATTTCGCCCAATTTCTTCTTATGAAATGACCGCTCTTTTTGTTCGGTGAACGAGCCTTTTAGATCTGCCGCTCTTGCCCGAATAGTAAGCTTATCAGCAGACGATGCACCGCCTGAAAACTGCACTTCATCGACAGAATATTGTCCCTTGTCAATCAGCGGTGCGCCTTTCCAACCCAATGCAAGGCTGATTGTAGCATTGCGTGGCGGTAAAGCCAGTTTGCCGTCATGGTCGGATAATTCTAAGTCGAGCGTGTCCGCTTCTAAGCCGCGATTATCGGTTAAAGACAAATTAATCAATCGGCTTGATACCACTTGTGTGATGTCCTGCTGTTTGTTGTCTTTCGTGGTGATCACCACTTTAAAAGCGGGTGTGCGGTGATTGTCGTTAAAATCTAAGCCTAACATTACAGATTACTCATTAAACTGTCTGCAATGGCAATCAACATCGGATCGTCAGTGCGTTTTAAATTCATGGTGAAGTCAATGGCACGTGGTGCGCCATCGCCAAAGAATTCTGTGCGGGTTTCTTGGATGTTTTCAATCACAAAAAAGCCGATAATTTCAAAGGTTGCACCGTCAATCAGTGGAAAAGCACCGCCACTGTCTGCCATTAATTCCAACGCTTTAATGGAAAATCTGCCACCCGTGATTTCTGGGATCAGCCGCCCGCCGATTGTCACGGTTTCGCTTTCCTTTCCGGTGAATTGTGATTTCGGCATTGCGCCCACAATCGCATTGGTTGGATGTCGCCACGTTGATGTGCGGTCTAAGCTTTGGAAAGGCACGGTTTGCCGTGTAAAAACAAACATCCCAAGTGCGGCTAAAGCAAAGTTTTGAAACATTATTTACCACCCGTAATTTCGATTGTCTTTGTCACCAATAAAATATCAATAGAAATAATCCAACCCCACCCATCAATGTTGTGATACATCAAAAACGTGGCGCACCCTGTGACGGCGATAAGCGATAAAAAATAGAAAAAGAAGATTAGAATTGATTTCATGTTTTATCCTAAAGAAAAGTGCGGTCAAAAAATCCCGTGATTCCTGACCGCACTTGGTGAATTAGCGAAAGAGAAATACAATGCCGAAAATCACAAGCAACCAAAAAACAACAAGTGAGATTAACAGCCCACGCCATACAATATGCCGTGGCATATTTAATACATAATCAATCAGTTTCTGTTTCATTTCGTTCCCTTGCTTTTTCTCGCCATGTCATTAATTCGGAAAATGTCATTTGCTCAAATGCTTGTGGTTGCCAATGGAAAATCAGTGCGATGTCCGCCATGGCATCTTCAACCGTGGCGGCAATCATTATTCGGTCGCTTCCGCTTCCGAATTCTTCCCTAAAAAACCGACAGCCACCGCCGCAAGCTCGGTGAAGTCTGCCACTTCCATTGTGGAAAAGTCCGATTTATGCAACACAGGATTTGTCACGCGAGTGAGTAACACTTGCAATGCGTCCACGTCCATTTGCAACACGTCAAACATTTTCAAGCCTTTTAATGCCGGCACGGTTGGTTTGTTGACGGTGATTTCGGTGATTTTGTTTTCGCCACGCACAAGTGGATTGGTTAATGTGATCACTTTGCTGTTTTCGTTTTTCATGATTTCTACCTTTAAAAATGCCACGCTTTAAGCGTGGGGGAGTGATTTAATAAAAGCCCCTTGCGGGGCTAGGTGGTGATTAGATGCCAATCGCTGAACGGTGTTCTGCCAAGCGGTCAGTGCCGCCGACAATAAAGATTGAGTTGAGCAAATCAATCTCGACCAAATCTTTGCCGTTTTCGATGATTTTGTAATAGGTTAATGGCACGGTGTAGCTTTGTTCAGTGTCATCGCCTGATTTGCTTGTGCCGTTGTCAATTTCGCTGAAACGACCACGCATAATCAATTCAATGGCGGTGACTTCTTCGGTGTCGTCTTGTTGGTATGCACCCGCAAAGCGTAATGCTGAACCGTCAATTTTGCCGCCAAATTCTTTGATGAGTTCGGTCATGTAACCGCCCATTTTGAATTGCGCTTCCAAGCCTTCCACGCCTAAATTCACTTTCACTGGACCAATCATGCCGCCTGCACGGTATTCTTCCAGTTTCATTGCCAATTTAGGTTGGGTTATTTCGGTGACTTGGCCACGGTAAGAATTACCGTCCGCCAAGAAGTTCATGAGTTTTAATTTACGTGGTAAAGCCATTTGTTATGCTCCTACTTTGGCAATCTCTGCGGCGAATTCCACAAGGTATTCATCGCTGATGTATTGGTTAAAGCCTAATTGTTCTAATGGCGGAACAGGGCAGTAGTCATAAGACACAAGCAATTTTGCATCTTTCAAGGTTGCGGCAGTGTTCAGTGATGAATTGATAAATGCTTTACCACCGACTAAGTAACCTTTCGCCACATATTCACGCCATTTCGCATTGATCGCTTCCACGATTTCTTTCACCAACATCACGCTGATGTTTTTATCCACGGCCCAATCAAAAGATTGTGCGATGGTATCTTTCAACACTTGTGCGGTGCGGGTGTAGTTTTCGTAGATGAATAACTTGTCGGCGGAACAGGTGCGCAAGCCCCATAATTTGAAGCCATTGTGATTGACGCAACAAGTGATGCCTTGTTCGTTCAGATAGTTGACATCGGTCGCACTGTCGTTGATGTCAAATGAAAGCGGTTTCGTTACGCCAGTGACGCCAGTTAAACCTTTATTAGAAATGCAAGTGTGCCAGCCGTATTCTTTATCTTGATACGCTCGCATTGCCGCCGCGCGGACAACGGCATAATCCACTTCGGTTGCTTTGGTGTTCGGGTTGAACGATAAGAAGTCACCGAAAATCAGCATTAATTCACGCTGTGAGAAATTACGGCGATAAGTCACCGCTTCTTCTTTGGTTTTGGCTGAACCGCACGATGCATACACAAAGCCATTCAATTTTTTCGCCACGCTTAAAAGCTCGGTGGTGACATCTTGGCTATCATACTTCGGCACGCAGAAAATACGTGGTTTCACGCCACAAACGGCAGCAGAGACTAAGAACGCTTTTAAGCCAGTGTAATTGCCGTCGCTGTCCACTGTGCCGATGACGTTTGCTTTCATGGTGCTTTCGTCATCGTTTTCTTCCACTCGAATGACGACCACTTTACAATTCACGATGTCCGCAATGCCATCCAATGCACGGGATAATGTACCTTGTTTACCGGCTTTCGCTTGGACTTCGGCGGTGATACCTGTTAAAAGAGTGGGTTTATTGAGTGGGAAAACAGTTGCGTCTGCATCTGCTGCCGTTGCCACTAAACCGATCACGGCAGTGGATGATGTGGTGAGTGTTCGCAAGGCTTCGGCAATTTCCGTTACCTTGACCCCATGGAGATATTCATCTGTCATAATTTTAGCCCTGTTGTTGAGAGATAGGGCTATTTTGTAAGGATTTAAAAGCCAGTGGTAGTGCTTGGCGTTGTGGTATTTAAACTAACAAAGGGCGGTTAGGTAGAGTAGGGCGGATAAAAACGGCAGAATTACCTGCCGTTTGTCTTAAACCCTATCCGGCCAAGGGTCAGAGGTTACCCATACCATTGCTTGTGGACGAAGGTTTTTGGGACCAGTATCTGGGATAGCATCGTTACCTTTTATCTTTGGATCAGCGTGGTAAGGCGTGAATCTCATAAAATTAGAATCGCCTACACCTCCCACATAAACACCTGCCACAGCTCGATTGGTATCGTCATCGAATAAGCTAAATCCACAAGAGTCATCTGATCTAAATCCAAGAGGAATCCCACTTGTACCAATAACTTCAACTCGCCCTGCTTGTCGTGGGCTATAGCCTTTTTCGGTTTTGCCCAAATAACCAAATAATCCCCAAGATAACCCGCCCATATGGCATGATACAAGGTTGCCTTGCCTGCGGAGTTTGATGTAAGCACCAGGTTTTAGGTTTTTAGTTACCGCATTAACCAAGCCTGTATCGCCATCGGTGACCACCCATTTCCCATTGCGTTTTTGCCATTTCCAGGCTCCGACTCTACCGCCATCTGATGATTCATAAATCGTGCCATTCGGCTCATTCCCTTTTATTTTGCCAGCTGTAGTTTCGGGCTTATCAGGGCGACCGCTGCCAAGTACAACGGTTATGGCTTTAATATCTCGCCCGATTTGCTCGATGACCTCGGGCAATTGTTCTAAAAGGCTCATTAGCTATCTTTCCCTTTTTGATAAGCCGCTTTTAGGTCCATTCCATTTAGGGCGTTAATTTGCTCAATCACGCCATCTAAACTCTGTTTAAATTCAGTCAGTTTAGTGGTTAATGCCTCAGGCGCACTGCTTCCGCTTGCTTTGAGTTTGCGCAACTCTTCTGCAAGCTCGCGGAATGTATCTAAATCTGCTGATACCTCACCGCCTAACAGGTCATTTTTAAGCTGGGTTATCTTTGTCTCAATTTGAGCCAAAATCGCTTTGTCTTGCTCGCCTAAGTATTGAGCAAACTCAGTTAAAAGTTGTTGGATAGTTTGTTTAGTCATAGTCGTCCTATTCTATAAGCTATAATTAAATCTGAAAATTCAGGTAAAACAGGTGTACCACAGCCACTAGAAATACCTTTTGATAACGTCACCTTGATAGGTTGTTTTGATTGCAACGATACCGCCACTGCTTGTTTCAACCGTAATCTTTCCGCCACATAGCGTGTCTCGCCAGTTGCTCGTATTCGTGATTTTTAACGCCCAACTTGCGGTCTTCCACCTTGTGTTAGCTAAACGGTCGCGCGTGCAAGTGATTTTGATGTTGTTATCAGATAACGCAATACCATTGCCTTTTGTCAAATGGATAACTGGATCTTTGCCATCAGGCACGATAAACAAGTCAAATTCGCTATCAGCAAAGCCTTCGGGCACTTCTTTTTCATCTAGCGTCAGTGTTTCGCTTTCATCGTCGCCAAATTTCCAGTTAAAATTAATGATCGGTTTATCTTTAGTCATCATGTTTAAACATTGCCCCTAATTGATTCGGGCTAAATCGCCAACCACTCTCGCCACCTTGAATCGCATTAAAGCACCACTCACTGCAAAAATATTTTGAGCGTTTTTGTTTGATGCCAAGCACAATACCTAACGCACCCCACCAGTCATATTTACAGCCCAAAGTGCGGTTAAAATAGGCTTTAATTTGCTCCTCAGTGACATCATTGAGGGGAATTAAATCCCATTTGGTGTTATCGGACACATCAATCTGTTTGCAACGTACGCCGCCATCTTGCACCGATGAGGAGTAGCAGTCATATACTGTCGCATGCTCATAATGATGCCCATTACCAAACTCAATGCGCTCAATAGCAATCTCGCAATGCGAGTATTTACCCTTAGTGAAAAATCGAGTAATGCGGTCGGCTATCGCTTTGACTGGCTCTTTGCGCCAGTCTCGTTTGTGTTTGTACATTGCCAAATAAACCTTAGCCATTTTGATATGCCTCCATTAGAGAGTCCATTTGCTTGATAATGTCATCATGGATTGATTGCAGTTGCTCTAGTGTGAGATTAGGGGCTTGGAGTTCATACTTGCGCATACGTTGGTTGGCAAGCTCCATTTGTAGTTTTTCCAAGCCTGCCGCCTGCGTCAAGATCAGGTTTGTGGCGGTCTTATTATCCAGTCTCGCACGTAGTGCAAAATCGGTGATATATCGACTGCACTCACCCTCATAATTTGCCGCTTTAAATGCTTCTGCGGCCGCTTGGCGTTCACGATACTCGCTTTCAAAGCGTGTCCAGGTGCTGTAGATTTTTGCCGCGTGCTCATCGATGTTGGCAATAAGTCGAGTTTGGGTTTCGGCTAAAAGTGCGGTTTGTTTTTCTGGCGAAATTATCCATGCGTTACCATCCCATTCGCCTTGCTCTGTTGGCGTGATTGTTGTGTAACCATCAGGGATATCCCCGATCTTATCAATCACTAATGATGCTTTTGTTTTTATTGAGTACACTGTTTTGCCTATATGATTTGCAATATACTCCCAATTATCCCCCGTCCATTTTGCGACAAAGCCTTTTTTATCTTCTGGAGGAGTAACATCAACACAACCAGCAGGCATTAAATAGATACCATTTTCAGCTTCTTCTGGGGATAAATCTGCGTCCGCTTGTCCAACATAAATACCTTGCTCATCTAATTGGCATACTTTTTTTATTAATGGGTAAGTCATGGTTTATCCTTAGTATTTAATACAAGCTAATAATGCGACGTTGCGCGGTCTGTTTTCGTTTGCGGTTGGTACCACTCTTGATGCGTCAAAATCAAATGATACAGATTGCTCGCCCCAGCCGCCCTGGTCTCCTGACCATTGTCTTTGTTGATATGTTGTCCCTATTGCACCAGACGCAATCATCTTGCCCTCAAGCACTTGGTTACCGCTCCCCATGGCTGAGCTATCTAATTTACCTGTAATATTTCGGATAGCATCGCCTTGAGCAGTCCCCAATCTGCGGTCTCTATCAATATTTCGTCCATCATCTAAACCGCGCAAAAATTCGCCGCGTAAATCAGGCAAGTTAAAAGTTGTGCGACCATCTCCATCGCCAAATGTTGTGCCGATTGCGGCAAATAATGCAGCATAAGTTGTACGTGATATGGCAGCACCATTTGCTTTGAGCCAACCACTAGGCGGCGTTGTCCGAGCAAAAAATGCAACCTCACCAATAAGGTCTGTTTTGGATAGCTTATCTACGCCATCTATCTTGACCCAAGCCGACCAACTGTCAGTCTGATAACTCGTCTGATGTCGCTCATACATATCTGTACTATAAGCAATATAGGCAATTTGACGGCACCAACGGCCATCACCTCCAGCAATAACTTGGATGTGACAACCATTGCCAGCTACAGGGAGATTTTGCGACCGGCTTGCTTGTGTAACAGCATAAATGCCGTCTGTTTGTAGCGAGTTTACATTGCCAACAAAGTTCTCGATTTTAAAATTCCCAATGCCATAGCCAGCTAAGGTTGTGGCTGGGGATTGTTTGCTATTGGCAAGGTCATAAGCTGTTTTAACCGCGGCACTGGTTGCGACGGTATCTGCGCTATTGCTATCTACTGCAGAGGATTTTTTGCTGTTTGGGATAACATTGCCAAGCGCACGTGTGTTGGAGTCAATAAGCTGTTTTAACTGATAGGCGGTTTTAGGCGTTAATGCTAAATCTTCACTTTGGCTATCGTAGCCTGTGTAGAGTTGGGTTATCCCTTGTTGTGTGGTGCTTGCCTTGGCTATTTCGTGGGAGTGTCCGCTTTCATCAAATCCATTTTGTGTTGTAGCAGTGATAGTTTTTGGTGCCATTTGTTGGCGAGTCACAAAAATCACACTGTTATCTATGGATAATGTCACTGCACTAGAGGATTCTACTTTTAAAATCATCCGCAATACTTGGACTTTACCACTGCCACTACTTTCTGTCGGTTTAAAACTTTCAGGGCAGTTTGCGTAGGCAATGAGTTTGTTTTGTGAGTCAAATACGCCCATTTCTCGGATATAAAAACCGCCGACATTTTCAGGGATGGTTAATTCAACGATCACCTGTTTATTATTGCGAGGGTCGAGAGAGACGGCACTGACTGGCGCAATGTGTGTTTGATGTACGAGAGCTGTTGCGCTCGCCGTTGGTGTGACCGCCTGCCCATTGCCATCACCCACTGCAAATTGGGTGAGTTGTAACGGTTGCCCTTGGCTTAATGCGTGCGCGATAGCACGTATTCCGTAGTCGGTTAATATTGCAAAATATTGTGATGCCATAAATATTCCTATTGTGGATATACTGTGATGATTTCCCCGCATTGTTGACCAATAAAGGTTCTGAGCGCACCTGTTGGTGAGATTGCGATAGCGAGCTGATTGAGATGTCTAGAGACGGGCTTAACATCATTAATAAGCCGCACTAGTTCGTTATAGGTTTGTTCATTCAAGCCACTTTCAGACACTTCTACGGTTAGGCTAAATGTTCCTGGTGTGCCTTGTGGGTTGGTTTGAAACCATTCTTTCAGTTCAATGAGATAGCCTATTGGCTCAACCACACGTTTTACTGCGCCAATTGTGCCTTTGTGTTTGTGTACAAAATAAGATTGTTTAATCGCAATGCGTTTAACTTCTTCTGTCCAGTTTTCATCCCATTTGTCCACCGAAAATGCCCAAGCTAAATAAGGGAGTAATTCAGCAGGACAGCGTTCAGGATTGATTAAATCTGCAATAACAATGGGATTTTCTACCGCACTTTTTAGAATTTCTGCCGCACGTTTTTCTAATGGGGTTGAACCTATCGGCAGTAAATGATTAGTAATCATCACTTGTCACGATCTCCAAATTAATTGCCGTGCAGTAGGCTGATTTTGTGCTTGGTAGCACAATATCGGCGGTAGGTGAGATAAGTTCTACCCGTTGTACCCCTTCCAAGTGTAATGCGGCATAAATACCCGATAGGCTAATGTCTCGCCCTAAACGGTGTTTTTCTTTGGTGTAAGCGGTCAATTTTTTTAATGCAGCCGCTTTGATTGGCTCGTATTCAGGGCCACGATATAGATGTAATTTGGCGCGGATTTCGTAGGATTGGATCACCGCACTTTGGACAATAACGCGGTCGCCAATAGGGCGGATGTCATCATCATTAAGTTTTGCTCTAACTACATTTAAAAGACTTTCCTCTGCCTCGCCTTGTCCATTGCGACTTAAAATCGTGACGGTGACATTGGCTGGCTGTGGTGATACCACAGACACATCTGCGACATCAGGGTGAGCAGAGAGCGCGTGGAAGATATAAGCAGAGCGAGGACCCGCCACAGAAAGCCCCTCAAAGGCTAATTGCGTGCGCAATCTTAATGAGGTGTCATCTTCTAAAATTTCGGGAATTTTAGGCGTAACATTATTATTCGCCTCTTGAATGACTTGTCTTTTTACATTGTAATTGGCGGCAATCACATCCAAATCTGAACCGCTTGCATAGGCTAACATTGTGGCTTTTGCCGCATTATTGATGCGGTTTCTTTCCATCAACTGTAAGTAAACCACTTCTTGTAATAATTTCGTGATGGGCTCACTTTCTAAACTTAATCGTGCTTGCCAAAATGCTCTTTCATCTTGTGGGAAAAGTGCGATAAATTCCGCTTTTCTGTCTGCGAGCAAACTTTCAAAATCTAAATCTTCTAGCACTTTTGGTGCATCTAGTTTTGATAAATCGACTAATTCGCTCATTGTTTATGTCCTAAAAATAGTTTTTCGTTGTGCATTTCTTGGTTGTCTTTACGACTGCGTGCGACATAACTTGCCACAATGCCACCTTCAACCAATTCAGGTTTAAATTGTGTGATTTGTACTCGTGGTTCCCAACGATTAATCGCTGTAACAGCGCAAGCCGCCAGTTGTAATAACAATGTGTGGCTAATTGGGCGGTCTATTAGCATGGGAATTAAACTGCCATATTCACGCCGCTGAATTCGTGAGCCAACAGGCGTTAGCAAAATATCGGCAATGGATTGTTTAATGTGGTCGCTTTCGTTTTTTAATGTTTCGCCAGTGTATCGATTCATTATTCTGGTTTTCCTGTTTTACTTGGGCCACCTTGTACGCCACCGTGTTTATGGTTAATTTGACTGATTCCCCCTGCGACCATATCGCCTGTTGATGTTACCTTTCCATCAATATTCACATTGCCTTTGATATTGATAGTGGGGCAGTCAATATCAATTTGATTAGAGGCAGTAATACTGGCGGTTTTGATACCTGTAACAACCAATGCGCCACTTGATTGGTTGTAGGTGATTTTGGCACCGTCAGCAAATTCAATAACGTGTTCGTCGGCTGAATGGCTGGGGCTGTTTTGTGTGTAAAGCCCAACTAATATGCAGGCAGTGGTAAATTCACCGCTAACTGATAACATCACACATTGTTCGCCCACCGTAGGCGGCGACCATGTTTTAGTTGTGCCCGCACGAAATGTAACGAATGGTAAAAACTCTGTGAGAATATCACCGCTCTTTACGCGAGCACGTGCGGTGGCGTGATTCACTTCAGCGATCACCCCAAAGCGGATAATGTTGTCGAGTTTTCGTTGTAATTCAGCAGACATAGGCATTCACAGTTAAAGAAAATGCCTTATTGTTGGCAATATTGTGCGGTGTGGCGAGTGAGGGAGCGTGTGGAATAATAGGTAACAAAAAAGGGCTTTCGCCCTTTTATTATGTTCTGTCCCACATGGAACTTCTTGCTCTTGCTTGGCGTTGGTTTTCGATACGTTGTATTTCTTTTGCCACTTGTTGTGCAATGGCTCGTTCGTCCATGCCTTGTGCGGCATTGATGGTGATATTTACGCTCATTGGTTGGCTGGATTGCGTCACCACTGGACGAGCAGAAATTGGCGCGCGAGTATCCACTTGCACAGGGGCAGCCGTTGCAACGCTGATCCCCAATCCGCCCGCAATCAGTGCTTGTTTACCGTAATTAAGAGCGTTGAGTGTATTGACGCCAAGTCGAGATGTGGCTTCTTTGGTCATCACGTATTCGCCACCGTGGACAATGCCCATGGGTTCATATTTGCCGCCATTGCCAGTGTAGCCGCCTGACCAATTTTGACTCGGTAATTTTTTGCCATTTGAACCAAAGCCAGTGAAATCCTTAAATGATTCCCAAGCACTTCCTGCCGTTTCTTTTGTTGATTGCCAAGCGTTGCTCGAAGTGTTTTTTGTTCTTTCCCATGCACTAGATACACTATTTTTAATTCCCTCCCAACTTGGCATATTTTCAGAAATCCACTTGATACCATCCATTAATCGTGTTAATGGTGTCAGAATAAACTCAATCGCTTTAGCCATTCCATTTCCGAATCTTTCCCCTGCACTGACTGCAGCATCTAAATCTTCTTTGGTGCTTTGTACCGGAGACAATAAATCAGTAAACCATTTCACCGCTTTTTCAATCCAGCCAACGACGACACTAAATGCGGTGCCAAGCGGTTGGAATTTTTCAAGGATGGGGGCGAGACCTGATTTTAAGCCATCCCAAAAACCGCCGAAAAAGGCTTTGATTGGATTCCAAAATTTATAGATAAGTAATGCGGCTGCAGCGATAGCAAATCCTGTTGTAGAAAATACAAAACCTAACAATTTGAGCGGTGATAATAATCCGCGGAGAATAGAACCACCCACAGAAGCCATAGAAGATTTAAACTTAGGCAATAATATATTTAATTTTGAAAGGCCTAAAAATAATCTTGCAACGGGATATAAGACAAAACTTAGAATTGTGGCAAATGCACCAAAGATAGTAAGCGAACCACCAATTACACCAATAAAAATCATTAAATTAGATGATAATTTTGGATGTGCAATTATCCAATTTCTTATGGTTTCGACGGTGCCACCAATTTTTTTCATTAGGTTATCTAATGTTGGCGCAAGCGCGTTGCCAATAGTCGCATTGAGATTGAATAATTGATTTTTGAATATACCCCATGTGGATGAAAGGGCTTTCATCCGTGTTTGAAATTCACGGTTCATTGAACCTTTTGCTAATTCGTCATTGGCTAAGGCAATTTGACGTTTCCATTCATCGGTGTTTTTCACCAGTTTTATAATTTCATCGCCATAGTTTCCACCTACAATATCGGTCAAGACGGCAGAACGTAAATGCTCTGGAATAGTTTTTATGCGCTCTATGATGGTCATCAATGTGCCTTGAGCGTCTTTTACCATACCTTTTTGAATTTTGCTTGCATCTAGCCCTAATGCCTTTAACCCTCTTTTTACCGGCTTCATGGTTGTCGCTCGAGAAAGTCGGCTAAATGTAGAGCTGACCGCATTTGCTGCTGAACTTTCATCGGAACCAAACGTCATAAGAGTAGAACCAAGTGCGGCAACATTTTTATCGGTAATTTTTGCTACCGCACTAATACCGCCTAGGCGATTCATAAAACCGATAATGGCATCGCCTTTCGAAATAGCATTATCATCAAGATAGTTAATCGAATCAGCCAATTCTTTTGAGGCTTGAATAGATAAATTCCAGTTTTTACTCACCTTACCAAAGTTTTCAGTAAGTTCATCAGGATTTACCGCATCAAAGGCGGTTGCCATTTGCGTGTTTAATCGCACAAAATCTTCCAATTCGTCTTTTGGAATATCCATTCGAGCCGCCGATTCAATCATATTGGCGATTTCTACAGTGGTGAGTGGCAATTCTGTCGATAATGCTTGGATTTTATTTTTCCATTCGTCAAATTCAGGCGTGAAGTTCCCAGCATTATCTTTTAATCCTTGTACTTGTCTTGCCACTCCCACCATGGCATCTTCGAAGTTCATAAAATCACTTACGGATTTAGCAAGGGGCGCTGTGATGGTTGCACCTGCAGCTGTTGCCTGTGCACCAATGATTTGTGCTTTACCACTGATATCTTTAAGTTTCTCAACTTGCCCACGGTATTGATTATAAGCGGCCTGTTTTGCGTTGAGTTTTTTCAATGCAGCTTCTTGATTTTTAATTTGATCCGTTGCGCTTTTGGTGTTTTTCTGTAGCTCTCTTTGTTTTTGCGCGAGTTTTTCTGCGGAAATGCCTGATTTTGCTAATTCTTGGCGGGCTTGCTGTAATTTATTTGCTGCATCCATTTGTTCTTGCTTGAGTTTTTTTACCGCACTTCTCGCTTTCTCTACTTCCTTTTGAAAGCCTGCAGTAGGATGTTGAGAATTCTTCATATATTGAGCATAAGATGCCGCTTTTTGTTTGGCTTGTTCTAATTCTTGATTCAACGAATCTAATTTTGATTTCAATGGGTTGATAGCAGAAGCATATTGTTTCATTGCAGCTTGATGCTGCTTATTTTGCTGATTTAGTTGTCGCTGAATCGATTTGCTTTCTTTTAGTTTTGCCGATAGCTCATAAACGCTTTTAGATGCACTGCGAACTGGAGCAGACATTTTATCAATCGCATTTAATAAAACTGAAAGTTGTAAGTTGTTCATAAAACACTCTCTTTTGGTTGACAAATATTTGTTTTAGGCTTAATAATTAAGGAAAACAGAAAGGAGAAATATCAATGATGGCACTACTTTCATTAAGCGTTTTTGGTATTGCACTATTCGGGCTTGCTATCGCGTTTGGTGTGATTTCATTACCTGTTATGGTATCCGGAATTGTTGCTGCACCATTAATTTTTCTCTATATGATGATGCTAGGATCTATCTTATGGCTAGCTGAAATTAATATCTTTCTAGGGCTTGTTGCGTTTGCTTTTTATCTTTTCTGTATCTGGAAATGGAATCAATATTTGAAAGCTAGACACTCAACTGCTCAATAATCAAATCTTCAATTAAATCCACGTCACTTTCCGAAAAGCCCAGTAATTCACGCTGGGCATATTGCACTTTGAAATCTTTATCTTTAGATGGGCTAGCGCTTAAACCGTATTGATGCACTGCAGCAATGGCAGCACTTGAGCCATTAAAACCCACTGAAACTTCGTTCCCATTTGACCGCACTTTTAAATGACGGGCTGTGCGGAGTTTAGCGAACATGGCTTTACGTTTGATTCGTCCTTTCTTTTTTCCAAATTCTTTACGTGGTTTTCTAGGTTCAAAGGCTGAACCATCTGGATTTTGTTGGCGTGCAATTCGGTTCGATTGGCTTTTTTGTAAGGCTTGCCCGATTTTTCGCCCAAGCTGTCTGCGTGCCTGTGGAGAAAGATTGGCAATAAGTGCGGTCAATTTTGCCTGAACTTCTTCGACTGTTGCCATTAGACGATATCACCCTCAAAAATTAATGAATCCCAGTTTTCCAAATAGACTTTTACTCGAGTTGGTTCATCCCATACTGGTTCTTTTGCGTAATGGATCTGCACGTTATTCCCGTCTTTTTTCGATACGACACGTTCAGTGAGTTGGATTTCGAAACTAATATCTGCGGTGTTGTTATTGTTGTAATCCACCTGGAATTTAAACGCATTCTCTCGAATTTGTGGATTTTCTAATATTTCAGGTTGATTTGTGCGGAGATAAGCCATCATTGGCACAATCAAGGTAGCAATATCGCCTGCATAATCAGTCACCACGACATTGAGTGTGTAACGATATTCAAAACTAAATGATGCGGCACCCGTTGCGACGATTTGCCCACCGTCCACATAAAGTTGTAGATGGTCGGGATTTTTTACAAAATCGGGATGGCTTTGTTCAAGGATTTTGCGCAGTTGGTTGGGTTTTTTCATTTGCGAAAATTCCGTTGTTGCATTTCAAATCTTTGTTGGCAAGTCACGCAACGTGTTACGCCTTGAATCATTTGTCTGCGCTTTTCGGGGATGGGTGCATCACAATCTTCACAATAAAGGCGACTTACCGCTTTAAAAGTGCGGTGTTTTTTGAGGGCGATTTCACGTTGCATTTCTTCAAGCTGTTGTGCTCGGTCGAATTGATCTGTCATGGCTGTTCCTTTTTATTAAATTCATCCATGCATTTTTTTAAACTTGAGTTTTCAATGATGCATAAATCAAGGTGGTGCTGTGTCTGTAAATACGCTTCGGCTAATTCGCCATTGGTGCGAATTTGTGGCGAATACGCACTGCACTCTGTGGTTTGCGGACAAAGAATCGGTGATTTAATGACTTCCTGTTGAGTTGAGCACGCGTTTAACATCATCAGGCAAAGGGCGGTCAGCCCAATCTTGGTTTGATTTAAGTACATTTTTTAAATCCTGTGTTTGTTGATTTTGGTTTGCTTTGAGGTTGTTTACAGCTTGAATAAGCTGTGCTTGCTGTTCGGCAAAATTTTGAACGCTATGATTTAACTCAATGTAAGAGTTTTGCCATTTCAGTTTTAGCTGTTCTTCTTTGAGCATTTCTTTTCGCCAATAATTCGCCTCAAACCCTAGGAAAATAATTAGGAGTACAAGTAATATTGGCCCAATAAGTAAAATGCTTCGTTCTTTTGCGGTTAAGAAATTAAACATAGGTTTTTCTCCTTTTGACGGCGTTCAATTAATCCTTTTAGCGGTTTTCCTGCTGCGTAAATCCAACGTTCGAATTGACTGCACATGGCTTTGCTGTAGCCTTGGCGTGCCATTTTAAAAAGTGAGCTATTTTTTAATTTGCCACATCCTACGTTAAAGGTGATGGACACTAAGGCATCAAATGCACCTTGTGGCATGGTTTGCCCGTTGGCATATTGATTAACGCATTTTTCTGATTGTTTAATGCCTTTTACGTATAACTCGGCAATTTCTTGCAAGGTGTAAATTTTATTGCGGTCGATTTTTTCAACGGCATCGGTTATGCCTATGCCGACAGTTAAAACATCGGCAGGGCATTGATAGGGCTTTTTCATGCAACCTTCTGCATTGCCAATCAGTAACAAGCCTTTTTCTGAGGTTCGAATTTCATTCCCATGAGTGGCAATCACCAGTCCAACAACGGCAGATATGGCGCAGATGTATTTAGCAGAACGTTTAATCATGATGATGGATCCGTTGTTCGAGTTCTTTTTCTTTCAATTCAAAATCTTTTTTCTTGTAATACCAATTCACAAGAAAGGTGGCGACACCAATCACAATACCTGTAACCGATGCGACATCAGCCCAATTTACATTTGAGAACATATCGGCAATGCGTCCAATCAAAAAGGCGAATATTCCTGATATGTAAGATGCTTTTGATGGTGTGTCGTGCATATCAGCTCCAAAGTTGAATTGTGTCATTTGCTACACTGATTTTTTTTGTATCGGCATCTGGCAATATGACTGGGGTACCAATGGGAATAATGGGCTTATCCATTAAATGCGGATTGAGTTCGCAGGTTATTTCGAGTAAGCCTTCACTTCGTCCAAAATAGCGATAAAGAATGGCGTCTAAATTGTCATTTTGTTGTGCGTAAACTTGCATTAGATTAACTCCGCATCGACGCGTTTTCGGCCCAATATGTCGCTAATCGCAAAGCGAGCATCACGGCGTAATTCATCAATGCTGTCTTTGAGTAGTGCCATTTTCTTTTCGCCATCATTGGTGCTGTCGTAGCTTGCATAGCGTTCATAAAGGTTTGCCAGAGCTAAGCAACTTACCGCCCGTTTATAACGATAAATCAGCACGCTTTCGCCATTGATGGAGGGGGCTGTGATCTGTTCTAAACCGTCGTGTTTGCTTTGCGTTTTAAACGTGGAGAGTTCTGCATTGACGCTTGCCATGCCCTCAATCAAGGCATCTTGTAAACGTTGTGTGGTAATGGTGCCGTCTGCACGGTATTGATTACGAAATTGAGCAAGTGACATATCGGGGAAGAAACCGTCATTACTGATAATGTCATCTAAGGTATCGTAATCATTTAACTGTTGCTGCACTTCGCCCATTTCATAATCGGGGGCAAGTTTGACTGATATTGCGCCGTCGCTCATTGATTTACCCTTATAAAAAAAGTCGGGTGAGGATTAAATTAAGTACGGCCAATAAATCCGTCAGAATTTGACCGCACTTTTAATCCGCCCGACGGCTGCGTGGTTTGCTCTTTACTAAAACCGATTATTCATCGGCTTTGTTTAATTGCTTACGTAATTTTTTAATATCGCCTTTCACGCCAATTTTCTGATCTAAACCCAAAGCACGTTCTAAATATGTCAGTGCTTGTTCAGGGTTTTTATCAACCAATAACAAGCCCAATTCACGCAATAATCGCGCACGGCTTTCATCGGGCATATCGCAATCAGCGGTGATGCGTTGGACTTGCTCTAAGTAAGCTACTTCGAACGGTTTATTGGCGGCTTGTACGGCTTTGGCTTGGTCGGCAAATTCTTCTGCCAACAAGGTGCCAAGTGTTCGGGTAAATGGCTCGGGCAAGCGTAAATCATGAAATACGGCATAATCGGCAATCTGTAAGGCGAGATGATATTCGCCACAGTCAATCGCCCACACGCACCATGTCATCAAGACATTATCTTGTTTACCACTTCCGACCGATAACGCCCCTTCAATCCATGGTAGATAGTCAGGCAAAATTTGCTTTTTAAATGCGCCTTTGCGTTCCGTTGATTGGATGTTTTTTAGGTCCTTTCGATGGCGAGCAAGAATACGGCACATTTTTTCGTATTCCGTAAAGCCGCTTAGATCTTCGGTTTCTGCCGCATTAGCAATAGCGGCAGAAACTTCCAGAAAATGGCGTTTGGTTGGGCGCATTATTGATTCCGTTATGCTGCCACAGACGAAATAGGCTCAGGAGCCTCAAGAATCGTAATATTTTTCGCCATAGCTACTGCCTCGTAGTTTTCCACAACGTAGGCTTCGTTTGACGATAAATAATCTTCCACACGATTGCGTTCTGGCACATCTTTTAAGTGACGGCGCACTTTGCCTTCCTGCACGTAGATAGATAAGTTATCAAGTGAGGTAATTAGCACTGTGCCTTTCGGGAAGAATGGAACAGATACGGCTTGTAACCCGCCCACACGTTTTTGGCTAATGACGGTATCGCCAGCCAAAATTTCGCTTGGTTTTTCTTGGTTAATTAATGGGAAATATTTATCGGCTAATAAGTCGCTACCCATGATTGCAACCAGTTTAGTGTCGTCACGATATTGTGCTGGGATGAAATCTTCTTTTAATGCAAAGACAAGGGCATCAAGATTTTTATAGGTTTTACCTGCGCCGATTTCGATTTTGCCACTGCTTTTTTCAATTTCTTTTAACACACGTGCTTTGGCTTTATCTTCGATTTGGACTAACCAACCCTTATTCACATCTTGCAATAATGGATTTGAGGTGCGGTCGGTTGTTGCCGCCACGCTTGTACCGTTCCAACCGATCATGATACGGTCTAATGCAATGCGTTCGGCTTTGAGTTTGCCCACACGTGCGGCGAAATCAGGGAATTTCGCCCAACTGTCTAAGGTTGCATAATTTAAATGAGTGTCAAAGTTGGTTTGTTCGCAAGAATAGGTGTTTTCTTGCAAGCTGTGAATGTCTGTAGTTTCACGTGCTTTGGTGTTGGTATCTGTGCGACTTGCAACTGGTGAAAGCACGCCCAAACGCAATGCAGAACCTTTCATTTCAGTAACTGGCACCACATTGATGCGTTTTAAGAAATCAGAACTTTCAAGCACGGCATTTTCTAATTTTTGTTGGATAGTTGGCTCAACGGTAAACTGACCGCCATTTGCGATAAAAGCAACATCTTCGCCGTTATCTTGTGCAACACCAGCTACATAAGCATTAAATTTTTGTTTGGTAAATTTATTCATTTGGTTTTTTCCTAAGATAAATTAAAAGAAGCGGCCGTCAGTTTCAGGTTTTTCACCGTAAACTAAAGGGCGAGGATTTTCGGGTTCTACAGGCTTTTTGAGTTCTGCAAAGGTTGCTTGGATTTCTGCATTACCCGCTTTCATTTCTTCGATTTCGGCTTGTTGTTTGGCTAAATCGCTAGAAAGTGCGGTTAATTTTTCCAAGGTTTCTTTGGTTTGCTCGGCTAAAAGCTCAATGGCTTGTGTTTGATCAGAAAAGCGTTCATCGTCTGATTTTTCTTTTTTCGCAAACAAGCCTTTGATTCTTTCAAAGATGCTTTGTGTTTCTTCCACAAATTCCAATTCAGTTTCAATAGCGGCAGTGAATAGGTTATCGGCTTTTAACTTGCGAGCATTTAAACCATTGTGTGAGAAACTTAACATTTCTGTGCCTAGGCTTGCTGGATTGTCTGTGACGGCTAAACCAACTAAATAGGCTTTGCCTGTGTCGGCAAAATTGGTGTCAATTTCTACGGATGTGTAAACTTTTTGCCCTTCTTTGTTTAAGGCAATAAGTGCATCAGTTGGCTGTAATTCAGCTAAAAGTTGTAATTTGCCGTCTTCACGTTCTTCTGCTTTCACGGCTAATACATCACCAAAGCAATGAGAATTTGCTAGTTCTGGCATGTATAAGGAGAATTTGATGTGGTCGAGATTGATACGTGCACCATAGGTGTTTTTTGGATCGTAACTTTCGGCTATTTCTTCAATCCAGTTGCGTTGAATGGTGCGGTCATCTGTAGTGGCACCTTCTGTTGCAACAATGACCCATTTAGATTTTTTTGCCATTGGTTATCCTTTCTGTGGTTGGTTTGATTCAATGATTATCGCTATTCTGAAAGGTTTAATTTTGGTGGTCTATGAGTTGCTTTTGTTGTATGCCGATTCACAGAGCAAGCGGAAAGACTAACATTCGCCCCCTTTCTATTATGCGGTTGTAAATAGAAAGGATTAGGAATGGACGAACAAGTTATTAATCAACCTTCACTCGAAGTGACGGCGGAAATCAAACGTAAAGCACAGCAGATGTATTTCAGTGGTTATAAAATCGCTGAAATATCTCGTCAGCTTGATATTCCTGCATCAACGATTGCCAGCTGGAAAGACAGAGAAAAGTGGGATGATATTGCGCCTGTCGGTCGGGTTGAATTGGCATTAGAGACAAGGTTGAATTTGCTGATTGCAAAAGAAGAAAAGAGCGGTTCAGATTACAAAGAAATTGATTTGCTCGGTCGCCAAATGGAAAGAATGGCGAGAGTGAAAAAGTATTCTTTTGGTGATGGTAACGAAGTAGATTTAAACCCGAAATTGGCGAACCGCAACAAGGGCGACCGCAAGAAAACCGAACCCAATGCCATTGATCAGGAACAAGAAGAATTGCTGATTAATGGCTTTCTTGATGGGATGTTTAATTATCAGCGTGTTTGGCATAAAGCAAAAGAACACCGCATCAGAAATATTTTAAAAAGCCGACAAGTCGGGGCAACTTTCTATTTCGCCCATGAAGCTTTTATTGACGCATTGACAACTGGACACAATCAAATCTTTTTGTCTGCCAGTAAAAAACAGGCGTTGCAGTTCCGTTCTTACATTGTGAATTACGCCAAGCAAACGGCAGATGTAGATTTAAAAGGCGAAACCATCAAATTGCCAAATGGGGCAGAATTGATTTTCCTTGGCACAAACTCCGCTACGGCTCAATCCTACCACGGCAATTTGTATTTTGATGAAGTATTTTGGGTGCCTAAATTTGATGTGATGCGAAAAGTGGCATCAGGTATGGCGGCTCAAAAGATGTATCGCCAAACTTATTTTTCTACGCCGACCACAATTGCACATCCTGCTTATGCGTTCTTTTCGGGCAAGGCGTTTAATAGAAATCGGGCCAAATCTGACAAAGTCGAAATTGACATTTCGCACGAGAATTTAAAAAGCGGCAAACTTTGTGCTGACCGCCAATGGAAACAGATTGTGAGCATTTATGATGCGATGGAAGGTGGGTGCAATTTATTCAATATTGACGACCTGATTGCAGAAAACAGCAAAGAAGAATTTGAGCAGTTGTTTTTATGCCAGTTTGCTGATGATAACGCGTCGGCGTTTAAATTTGCCGACTTGCAACTTTGTCAAGTGGACAGCTTGGAAGAATGGCACGATTACAAGCCATTTTATCAACGCCCATTCGGCAATCGTGAAGTGTGGTTAGGTTATGACCCTGCTTTTACTGGCGACCGTGCAGCCTTAGTGATTGTTGCACCGCCGAAAGTGGAAGGGGGAGATTATCGCGTTTTACATAAACAAACTTTTCACGGTATGGATTACGAAACACAAGCAAGCCGCATTAAGCAGTTTTGTGATGATTACAATGTAACTCGCATCGTGATTGATAAAACGGGTATGGGGTCGGGTGTTTATCAGGAAGTGAGAAAGTTTTATCCAATGGCGCAGGGCCTAGAGTATAACGCCGATCTTAAAAATGAAATGGTGTTAAAAACACAAAACTTAATTCAAAAACGTCGCCTTAAATTTGATAGTGGTGACAATGACATCGTGACTAGTTTTATGACGGTGAAAAAACGCATTACTGGCACAGGAAAAATTACTTATGTTTCAGACCGTTCGGAAGATGCAAGCCACGGCGATTTATCATGGGCGATTATGAACTGCATTTTAAATGTGCCTTATGGTTTAGGCGGCGATGTATCAAGCAACAAATCAACAATATTTACCTTTGAATAGGATAACCCAATGAGCAAAAACACAAAAAAATCCACCGCACTTTCTACTGGAAATCAAGTACAGGCGTTCAGCTTTGGTGAACCTATTCCAGTGCTTGACCGTGCAGAAGTACTGAATTATTTCGAAAGCGTATTGATGTATGAAAAATATTACAATCCGCCAATTAATTTAAGTTATTTGGCTAAAGCCTTAAATGCCTCAGCCCATCACAACAGTGCGATCACGGTGAAGAAAAACATTTTACTTTCAACGTGCAAAACAACCGCACTTTTACCTCGTACCCAATTAGAAAAACTGGTGCAAGATTACTTAGTATTTGGCAATGCTTATATTGAGAAAACTGTAAATTCGTTTGGTAAAGTCGTATCACTGAAATCTCCCCTTGCTAAATATATGCGTGTCGGTGTTGAAACAGGCGTGTTTTATCAGATTGTGAATGGATTTGATGAATATGAATTTAAAAAAGGTTCTGTCTTTAACTTGATTAATCCCGATGTGAATCAAGAGATTTATGGTGTGCCAGAATATTTGGCCGCACTTCAATCTGCTTTTTTAAATGAAAGTGCCACATTGTTCCGCCGTAAATATTATCTGAATGGTGCGCATGCGGGTTCGATTATTTACATGACCGACCCAACACAGAACCAAGACGATATTGAAGCAATCAAAACGCAAATCAGACAAACCAAGGGCACTGGCAACTTTAAGAATTTATTTGTTTATATTCCAAACGGAAAGAAAGACGGGATGCAAGTTATTCCATTGTCTGATGCTATCGCAAAAGATGATTTTTTAAATATCAAGAATGCAAGCCGTGATGATGTGTTAGCTGCGCACCGTGTGCCACCGCAATTAATGGGGATTGTGCCGAATAATACAGGTGGCTTTGGTGACGTTGAAAAGGCAACGCGAGTGTTTTTTATTAATGAGATAATCACATTGCAAGAACGATTGAAAGAGATTAATAGTTGGGTAGGGGAAGAAGTGATCACGTTCAATGAGTATAAATTATTAGAGTAGTCAAATTGTTTACTGTATGGCGTGATAATCATCACGCCTTTTTTGATCCTTTTATTTGTTCGAGTCCGTCATCTGCACCCGAATTATCTCTGGCAGATCTTTTGCATTGACACACAAAAGGGCGTTTGTTTTCTCTTTTCTTCTTAATATTTCCCCAGTTTATTATACCAAACCACCTAATAGCACAAAGCGGAAAAGCCTAATTTGCTCTGATTTTCCGCCCAAAATCCGCATGAAAAATCGCAGTCAAACCCTCGCCACGCCCGCACACTAAAGATATCGATTTCAACGCAGATTTAGATCCTTTGCCAATCCTTTTCAGTAATAGCGCCCTTTAGATCCTTTATTTCAGATCTTTTAACGCAAACAAACGCAGAAAAGTGAAAAAATTTACCTATTTTTATTGATGTAAATCAAATAAATATCACATTTTTGAAATTGCACAGATTTGTGCTAATTATTTGATCTTTATAAGGATAAGAAACTAGCTAGTCGCACCATCTAACCCTTTCATAACCCCGCGAAATTAATCGCGGGGTTTTGTTTTATCCAGGTTTTACAAGGGTTTATGGCACTTTCACCCCTCATATCTAATCGTCTTTAATTGTCTTTAATCGCTGTTTTTAGTAACAAGTTTAGTAACAAGATGCTAAACTTTAAAAAGCTTGTTACTAAAACTAAGGAAAAGTGATGCCTCGTGTTACTAAACCTCTCACAAATACTGAAGTTGATAAGGCTAAACCAAAGGCCAAGGAATACAATTTAACTGATGGTAAAGGTCTTTTTTTACGCATAAAACCAACAGGAGCTAAGGCGTGGATTTTTAACTATTACCACCCAATCACAAATAAGAGAACATCTTTTACTATTGGTACTTATCCCTCTATAACTCTTTCATTGGCTCGCCAAAAGCGTGAAGAATGGCTTTCTCTGATAGCTCAAAAAATCGATCCTCAAGAACATGAAAAAGAACAAGAGAGAATCGCTAGAGGAGAGAATGAAAATACCTTCTTTAAAGTCGCGTTGCTTTGGAAGGAAAAGAGAAGTAGGGAAGTTGAGCCTTTAACTATGGAAAAGAATTGGGCCAGGCTAGAAAAATATATCTTTAATCAGATTGGTAACTATTCTATTGATGATATCACCTCTCCTTTACTGATTAAAACGGTTAAACCTCTATATGAAAAAGGGTTTAATGATACGTTGCATCGATTGTTGAATTTATCTAATCAAATTTTGAATTATGCAGTAACGCTAGGATTAATGCCTTTTAATTCTTGTATAAAAGCTGCAGATGCTTATCACAAAGAGCCACAAAAGAATCATCCCGCCATTAAGCCAGAGGCATTGCCGAAACTATTACATGATTTTAGAAACTCAAATAGGGATTATTTAACTAAGATGTTATTTCTTTGGCAATTACTTTCAATGGTTCGTCCAGCAGAGGCTGTTTCTGTTGAATGGTCTGAAATTGATTTTGATAAGAAGTTATGGACTATTCCTGCAATCAAAATGAAAAAAACAAGACAGGGGCAATTTCCTCATACTGTTCCGCTTTCTTCTTTAATGTTAAAAATTTTGGAAGAGTTAAAGCCTCTTACTGGAGATAATAAATTTGTTTTTTCTCATTATAGCAAGCCCAATCATTCCGCTAGTAAAGAACTAATAGCTAATGCATTGAGAAAGATAGGTTATAAAGGGATTCAAGATTCACACGGATTGAGATCGATAGCTAGAACATTTTTGGAGAATCAGGCTGTTGATTTTCGTCTTGCCGAAAGTTGTCTCGCTCATCGTGTCGGAGATAAAACAAGCCAAGCATATAACCGTTATGATTATGTGGAACTTCGCCGACCAGTGATGCAGTTATGGAGTGATTATTGTGAATCTTGCGGAATGAACTTAAATTTATAATTAGTATATTAAAAAAGTTTTTTATAGGTTTTAGTCTTCACCTCTTCACCTTTGGTGTTTTTTACTTATAAATCAATACTCTAAGTGGTGAAGACTGCCCATTTGACTCTTCACCAAGTCTTCACCAAAAGGTGAACACTCAATAAAAAAGCGGGATTTAACCCGCTATTTTTAACTAAACATTTCATTTCGAAAACTATCAAAATCCTTAAAATGGATATTTGTCCTGCGTCCAGTTTTGGTATGTCTCTTCATGAAATCATGTTTATTGCCATTCTGTTTTAAGGCTTGCTCAACCCCAATTACAAAATTGTTCAGCCCTAATTCACCGATATTCATCGCCTTTGTATAGGCTAAATAAGCTGGGTAAAGGTGGGTTCTTATTTTGTCTAATCCCATGTTTGTAACACCAATAAAAAGCCCATCTGTTTGTTCTGTCGTGTAGAAATAACCAAAGAAGTCTGTAAGTGGATCAGATAGTTTTTTTACTTCTAACGCCTCCTGACTTTCCATTTGGGCTTTTAAAGCCTTTTTCGCATCATTTGGATCAGGGAATGAATCAAACACCTTGCGAATAATTCCGCCTACTTCTAGAGTGATTTTATCCATAAAATGCGGATCGCGTTCATCTTCTGGCACTATCTTTTTGAAGTCAAAAATAACACGTCTCCGATCAACTCCACCAGAACGCTCTGTAAATGAACAAGGCCTATTATTTATCAGCATAACTAGAGCCGTGATTTTTACATCAAATGGATCTTGATAATTATATCTCACCCTTACAGTATCACCGCCAGTGATAGATTTTAAACCGCTGCCGTCTCCAGCATATTTTGATTGCTCAGGGCATAAAATCAGCGTTTTATTTTCAAGTCCAGATAGTCCGCGTTCATCATCAAACTTTTCTAAATTACTTGATGCAGTGTTTTTTACACCAGCCAATAAAGTGGCGATACTGGCAAACACAGATTTCCCACTTCCCCCTTTTCCTGTAATTTCAAAGAACATTTGCCAGTTATAACGATTGGTTAAGATCGCATATAAAACGGCTAGAATGTTTCTTGCTTTCTCTTTGTTTCCATCAGATACAAAGCTCAACCATTTGTCAAAGTGCGGTGTATCTGTAGCATGCTTATCATACTTATGAGGAATACAAGAGGTTAGCCAGTTTTGCCGATTATGCGATTCAAATTCCATTGTATTGCGATTTAACACACTATTCTCAAAGGCTATCAAATCGTTAGACATTTCTCCCATTCTTGGCAATTGGGCTTTTAATGTCTTGATTAACCGATCAATTGTAGAATCGCTGTAGTTAAATTCATTTTCATCAAGAAATTTAACTGCTTTCTCTTCCAAATCATCATTTTCTTGTTTATTCCACGTTTTACCATCATAAGCATAGATTTCTCTGCAACCACGCTGTAGTGCCATATCTAAATTTAACCACTTTTGAAAGGCTCGTGATTTTTTGTTCGTTCCGTCTTTTTCTTTTAATTTCTCTGGCGGTACTATTTTCTCTACGAAGTCTGCAGTATCTTTATCATTGCGTAAGAGTTGAATATAAGCACTTAAATCTTCTTTAGTCTGCGCTGCAGCATCAAGAAGTTTGACATCTATTGCATTAGAGTTTTTAGCTAAGTTTTGACAAATAGCCGTTATTTCAGCTTGTGCCAGCTCACCATATTGAACAAGTTTTACTGATTGTTGATCTTCTTTGACTATGCGGATAGATGAAATATTCTCTAATTGTTTTTCAGCAAGAATAACTGGTTTTATAGTGCTGTCTAATCCGTGAATTAAAGAACATAACAAGAGCCATTCTTCACCCTTTCCATTATCCCATGCTTGCCAGGCTTTACGCCCAGCAAGAATAAAAATATCAGAGTAAGGTTCATGAATTTGATCCGCAAGGTGCGGTGCATTAATTAATCGTGCCATGATTTACCCCCTCAACTGCGCCGTTCTCAATCATATTGATACGCATGGCAACGATTTCCTGAAAATATGAAAATGTGCTTACCAAGGAAATCACTAAGCTATGCTTCAATAAGCCATCTATAAGTTCATCATTGGATAGCATTGCTGCGGTTTCCTCCGGCGCTAAAGAAGGCGGTTTTGGTGCCATCTGTAGTAAATGCTTATTGATCGTGATTAATTCATCACGAAGAATTTTTAGCCCGTCGAGATATTCAGCGGGATAACCAATAAACTGTTCGGCTAATGCCAAAATTGATTCGGTGGTATAAGGGAAAGACGAATTAAAGGCTTCATCTTTAGGTTTTCCCATGTTCTGATGACTGATTGAAATCGCGTTCAATTCAACGGCATTTAGTTTGGAATAATCCATTTTTTGATTGAGATCCATTATTTCACCTCCGTGATTTTCAACCCTGCTGTAGTTGCTCGTTTAATTGATTTCAGCGCGTCTGTTGCGCCTTTTAAATGTCCGTTGTGAATGTAGTCTTTGGCAAAGCTAAGATAAAATTCAGTCTGTTTAATGGCTTTTACCAACTGTTCCCAATCCGGCAATCGTTCTTCCTCAAATAGGCTAGGGCGCTTCTTGCTTACTTTGGTTTTTAACTTACGCATTTGCCACCACCTGTAATCGTTCAATTTGTGTTACTACTTCGGCAAATTTAGAAATTAAATAGCTGTTTGCCTGATTGAAGTCCTTTAAAAGTGCGGTCTGTTCTTTTGTTAAATCGGCAGCTTTCGCCAATTCGTTAAATAACTTTCCACCACCTTTTAACCGTTCCACTAAATCAACACATTCGTCGCGCATTTTTAGTTTGTGATGGAAGTCGTCCGGATAAACTTCAAGGCATTTCCGGTTACTATCATGGATTAACTTAAATTGGCGGCTGATTTGCGCATATTCCGCGTGTAAAGGATTGAATGAGAGTTTCCCCTTATACTGGTTACTTACTTTCATTATTGCCACCCTCCCAAAGTACATTCACTGCGTCTTTAGTTCGTACAATCAGATCACGCACAGCCCAAAGTGAATCGCTTAATGCTTTCTCTCTTGTGTTGTTATCCACCATCAGCAGAATAGCTTCCGCTTGAGCAAGATTTTTTGTGATTTCGTCCATTGCGTCTAATTACTTCATCATTCGCTCCCTTTCGTGAAATAAAAATCTACTGTTGAGGATTGCTCCGCTTGTTCTAAATAATCATCAATCACGGATAAGGCGGTTTGGATAATTTCTGTGCTTGTATAAAAGCCGTCTAAATCCATATCTCCCCCATCGTTCCGAATTAATGCCAAAATTGCTTTCGCTCTGCGAATAGAACTCTGAATTTTGCCAACCTTGGTCATTGGAATAGCGCAATGTGTAGGAATTTGATTAGCCATGAACCACCTCCATTTCAGCAGATACAGAAAGGGTAGGAAGTGCCGCTAAAGTGCGGTTGTGTTTGAGTGGGTTTTGGTTGATTCTGCCAACGAATAACAAGGTGTCGCCATCGGTAAAACGTGAGCGTGCTTGTTGTTCATTATCGGCAAGAAGTCTGATTTTGATTTGAGGTGCGCGAATAAGCGCAAAAATGAATTGATACATTTGCGTAAGTTCCAGTAGTAAATTTTCAGGAACTACCGCTAGACTTTCCACGGTCGGGCGGTAGAACGTAACAAGGTGGAAAACTGTTTCTACTGGAAAACAGCCCGTCAAAGACGGCTCATTACGCTCTACCATTGAGAGAATGATCGGATTTAGATTGAAAACAAAATCCGCATATTCTTTTGGTGTGCGAATGTCACGAACAAAAAAAGCACGGTTTAATGGCGTGCTATCGTTCGCCAGTAGTAAATAGTTCAGCTTTCCACGGCTGACCTTAGATTTTGCTAAGGTATAAATATACTCGCAAATTTGACCGCACTTTGTAAAGTGAAATGTATTGTAATTATTTTCATGTTGTTTATAATTAACGTGATTTAAATTCAT